GTATCGCTCTCCGGGATCTCCTCACCCTCATCGATCCAGCTTGCCTCACCGGTATCCTCTGCGATGGGGATCTTACGGGTGCCGGAGCTGGTGCGGATGACCGTTGCCATGCCACGGAAGATGTTGTTCTCTTCCAGTGCCTCTACCAGCTTCTTCTCGAACTCGTCGGGAACGGTAAAGCCGCCCTCGGTGTCCTCACCCACAGACAGGGCATTGCGGACCTCGCCGTAATGGCCACGGTTGCGGATCATGTTCCAGAAGTTCTCGGCATACTCGGCAGTGGCGGTCGGCTTGACATCCTTCTTGGCACCGTTCTTCGGGTCCGCATGGACAGGACTGGAAGTCGGTGCGGACAGCTGTGCCTCGATCTGTGCCTGCTGCTCCAGACGCTCGATCTCTGCACCCAGGTCCTTGACCTCCTGTGCCATCTTGTTGTACTGCTCCACGGCCTCAGCCTTAACCAGACCGTTCTCGCCGCGGTTCTTCTCCAGAAAGTCCTTGGTCTGCTCCCAGAGAGTGTTGCGCTTGGTGCGCAGTTCCAGAATCTTACTCATAGTGTTTGTCCTCCATAAATTTGTGATGGTTGATTGGATATAAAAACAGCCTGAATGCACATCACTTCATGCACTCAAGCTGCTTCATCAGGATATTGTAAGGGATGCTGCCATCCTCGGTCTTGCCGTCCATGTCAAGGACAGGGCCGGAATTAGCAGGCGGTTCTGCCGGAGGGGTCGGCTCTGCGGACGGTTTCGGGTCAGCAGGCGGCTTGGCATCCGTTTTCTTTGGCTCAATGTGTTTCTGCCCCACATCTTCCGGCTTCACACCCAGACGGTTCAGGACGATTAGATCCATCTGACGGCTGGAGAAAAGGTGCCCTGCCGTATCCTTCTGGAATGGCTTCTTTTCTTCGCCCTCGCCCGGTTCACTGTCAGGGTCTTCTTCCGGATTTTCCGGGTCTGCCGGGTCACTGTCCGGCTCCTCCTCTTTCTTTGCAAAGAGGATCTCGTCTGCAAAGCCCAGCTCCACCGCCTTCTTCGCATTCATCCAGGTCTCATTGCTCATGAGGTTGGCGATGCGGGCGTGGCTGAGGCCGCTCTTCGCTGCGTAGGCATTGATGATGCTTTCCTTGACCTCGGTCAGCACCTCGATGGCCTTTTCCATGTCCTTGGTGTTGCCCATCGCAACGGTGCTGGGGTCATGGATCATCAGCATGGCAACAGGACTCATCTGGACAGTGTCACCGGCCATCGCCACAACGGATGCCGCAGATGCCGCAATCGCATCGATCTTGACCGTGATGCTGCCCTTGTAGTCCTTAAGCATGGTATAGATCTCGGCAGCGGCGAACACATTGCCGCCCGGAGAGTTGATCCAGACGGTCACATCCCCCTCGCCGGATTCCAGCTCATCCCGGAACATCTGCGGCGTTATTTCATCGCCCCAGAATGATTCCTCATCGATGGGGCCTTCCAGCCGGAGGATTCTGGTATCGTCACTGTTTTTGATCCAGTTCCAGAATTTCTTCATCGGGTTCTCCTTCCATTTTTCCGTGGCTTACTCTCACTCAGCCGATTATCGCTGTCAGGTTCTTCTTCCGGGTCGGGCTGTGTTTCTTTCGGCTGATTCTGCTGGGCTGCGGCAGCTTTATTCTGCTGTGCCACCCCTGCATCTTTCAGCTTCACATAGCCGCCGTTCAGGTAGTAGTCGTCACCGCCCTCCTCTGCCGGGATGAGGTCCATGTTCTCCAGACGATGCACATCATTTGGAGAGAGGAAGCCGTTGCTGATGCCGGTCGCATAACCGTTCATCCGGCTCTGGTAATCGCCACGGAGCAGACCATCCACATTGAATTTCGGGAAGTAGGTATCCTGCTCCTCCTCCAGCAACAGATCCTTGATGATGCCCTGCTCGATGCGGACAAGCCACGGGGTCAGGGAGTGCATCACGAAGTTCAGCGACTGGTATTCAATATTGGAGAAGGTCGCCCTGGACAGATCGGCTACCAGATGCGGAGGCACACGGAAGATACGGCAGATCTCCGTCACGGAAAACTGCTTCGTTTCCAAAAACTGGCTGTCCTCCGGCGGCAGGGAAATCGGTTTGTAGGCCATGCCTTCTTCCAGTACAGCCACACGATGGGCATTGGCTGCACCGCCATAAGCCGCCTCCCAGCTATCCCGGATACGGTTCGGGTCTTTCACAACGCCGGGATGTTCCAGCACACCACTGGGCTGTGCGCCGTTCTTGAAGAAAGAGGAGCCGTATTTATCCACGGCAATGGAAGTGCCGAGGCTGTTCTTCATCATGGCGATCGGTGAGAAACCGATCAGACCATTAAACCCAAGCCCCGGCACATGGAAGATCTCGTCCCGGCGGAAGTAGAGGTCTTTATTCTGCTCTCCCGGAACTTCATCCGTGTATGCATGGTAGATATAGTAGAGCTCGCCACTTTCATCTCGGTCGACTTCGACATTTTCCGGTAAAAGAGGATACAACCCCAGCACCGTGTTCTTACCATCCCGGACGATCTGTGCGTAGGCGTTTCCCCAGAGGAGCAGGTGAGTCATCAGTGTCTCCCAGAAGACAAAGGATGTCATCTCCGGGTTGGGCTGGCGATACAGAATCTTGTACAGCGGATGATCCCTCGCCTTTTCCTTGTTGCCATTATCGTCTGTCACCCGGTAGAGATGCAGCGGCAGTGCCGCAATGGACTCTGCCAGCAGACGGACACAGGCATACACAGTCGGGATCTGCATGGCAGCTTTTTCATCCACCTGCTCCCCGGCATTGGAACGGCCAAACACAAAGGTCTGCCCGGAATCGCGGACGTTATCCGTGACCTTCGGCAGACCTTCTTTTGGCTGTTCTGTTTTGGGAGAATCCCTTGGGTTCTCAAACCCCATCCATTCCCAGAATCCCATTTTTTAACCAATCCTTTCATAAACAATTGAATAAATATCCTTGCTGTGGTATTATAGCCATGAATTGCGGTAGTCGTCTTCGGACAACACCTTGAAAGAGCCTGATGCGTCGGGCTCTTTTTCTTTTGTCTTTTTTACTGATTTTCCAGTTCCGGCAGACCGGCAAGGCTGGTACCGAGGGATGCAACGCCTGCCACGATCACTGCACTGCCGACCGCCATCCAGTCCACACTGCCGCCGGGCATCTGTGTCACGACCAGAGCCGCACCAGTCTGGAACATCGTCTTTGCAGCACGGATGCCGGCTGCCTTCCACCATTCTGCACTCATCAGATACTTCATTGTGTTTTCCTCCAAATCTTCATATCAAAAAACGATCATGTCACGTTCGTCGTAGACGCTTCCCTGCTGCTGACCTTCATTTCGGATGCAGCGGTCCAGTGCCATGATCGCAGCGACGATTCCATCGATCTTCTCCGGCGACTTTGCCTTGGTCGGCTTGATGTTGCCAGCCGAGTCGGTATCCACGACCACATTCCCCGCCATCCATGCCATGACCGGGTTGCCGCCGTGTATGATTCGTCCTTCCATCAGGAGCTTGTAGAACTCCTTGGTAGGCGGGCTCATATCTTTGAAACCCTGTCCGAAAGGAACTACCGTGAAGCCCATCCCTTCAAGGTTCTGGGTCATCTGCACCGCTCCCCATCGGTCAAAGGCAATCTCTAAAATATGGTAGGTCTTGCCCAGTTCCTCGATAACTTTTTCGATAAAGCCGTAGTGGATGACATTGCCTTCTGTCGCCATCAGATACCCCTGCTGATACCAGACATCATACGGAACGGATGCCCTGCGCACACGCTGGGGGATCGTATCCTCCGGTATCCAGAAAAACGGAAGCATGATGTACTTCTCCTCTGGAACTCTGGGCGGGAACATCAGCACAAAAGCCGTGATGTCTCCGGTGCTGGACAAGTCCAGTCCTCCATAACAGTCACGGCCTTTAAGTGCTTCCATATCGATTGGCTGGTTGCCAAGGTTGTAGATGTGTTCCGGGATGAACCGGGTCAGCGAGGACACCCACATATTCAAACGAAGCTGCTTGAACACGTTCTCCTCTGCCGGGTTGTCCAGTGCTTCCTGGTATGCATCCCGGACACGCTGGATCTGGATAGTCTGGCCCAATGAGGGATTTGCCTTATACCAGTTGGCTTCATCGTGCCAGTCATCTTCATCTGTCAGTCCATAGACCACGGGGTAAAAGGTGTGGTCGACCTTACGTCCGGCCAACAGGTCAAGTGCCTTCATGTGAAGCTCGTAACAGATGCTCTCCTTGTCCGTGCCGGCCGTGGTGATCAGGAAGAACAACGGCTGTTCACGGGCGTCACCGGAACCTTTGGTAAGGACATCGTAGAGTTTCCG